CTTGGTCGGGAATCTGGACGGGCTTGAACATCTTGCAGCTCGTCAAGACCGAGAACGCTTACGGAGACGCTTGCTTTGCGATTGCTCGCGGGTCGGACGACACGATCCAGATTTGGGAAATCACCAAAGCCGAAAGGTTCGACATGAACTTGAGTGCGACTCCCAAAAAGGAAATCGAATGGCAGGTTCAGACACGCGCCTACAACTTCGAGGTTCCGTTTGGTCTGAAGCGACTCGATTCCGGTGACTTGTTCATCGACGAACTTGAAGGCGATGTCTCCTTCAATGTCACCTATCGACCGGACCAATATCCAGGCTGGATCGAGTGGATCGACTTTGCCGAATGCGCGACTGTGACGCAGTGCTTGGATCTTTGTCCGATTACGAATTTCAAGCCGCAGTACCGGCCTAAGATGCGTTTCCCGACTCCATCGGATTTGCCGTGTAACGCGACGATTAGCACTCCCGCTCGCAATCTTTACGAGGTTCAGGTCATGCTGACCATCATGGGGTATTGCCGGATCAAGAGTCTTCGAGTTCACGCCTACGACATTCAGGAATCGAGTGTTGGCGAGTGCCGGACGGTATTCCCTGCTTGCACACCGCTTGATGTCTGCGATGTCAATCCTCTGACCTACTCGTCGGAATAGCCTTACAATTATGCCAAACCTTACGCTTATCACGCTCACTCCGCCGAGTCTGCCGGTTGGATATTGTCCGCTTAATTACCAGACGTTGGCCAACGACATCGTCAGCGGCACTCAAGCGACGTTCAACAGCTCGATTGGAAACTCGTTCTTCAATTACGGAGCATCGACGCCTGCGCTAAACAATCAGGTTTATCCGTGGTTGGACGAGAACGGTGAGTGGTGGGTGCGCGTCAGTGGATACTGGGCGAGAAAGAATCCTATTCCGGCCAACGGTCCTGAACGGCGCATCTTCGTTGGCACTGCTGCTGATGTCCTAAGCTACGACGGTGGCGATGGAACCGCGACATCAACAAATGTGACTTCCGGCCCAATGTGGGAGGTTGACACAGCTTTCGATGCTCGATTCCCGGTTGGCGTTGGAGCGTTTGCAGCAAGCGGTACGGTGAATGTCAATGGAACGACGACAACCACATCTGTTTCTGGTGAAGACAAGCATACCCTGACTGTTCCTGAAACCCCGTTCAACGAACATACTCACGGCGTCGCTCAACTCATTGCCCCCGCAAACGACGATTACTACCTCGTCAACAAGTCATGGACTGGACTTGGTTCGTACCCGACACAGATCCTTCAAGGTGCTGCGGGAAGCGGTGGCGGCGGTTCTGGGCCGAGTATCACGACCGGAGATGTCGGAACAACGAACGCTGACAAGACTGGCAACGACAGTCAGAACGCCATCGGCCATAACAATCTTCCGCCATTTTACGGTGTTTACTTTATCAAGCGAACGGGCCGAGTCTACTACACAAAATGAAGCTTATCGTTCAGGACATCCGCTCGACAATCGCTCGGGTCATCGGCACATGTGTCGATGATCAGCGCGTTTACGACTACATCAACCAAGCGTGTCGAAGGCTTCTACACAAGGGGTTGTGGGCGGGTTCTTACGGACGTTTCACCGTTTGCACTGTAGACGGTTGCATCACTTGGCCTCGTTCAATCGAAACCATTGAAGCCGTCGCAGACTGCTGCGGAACAGGATCTGTTCGCAACCAATGGTATGAATTCCAAGAAACCGGATTCGGACTCCTTAGCGGCTGCAACCCGTGCGCGGGAAAACAGCTCGTTGATCGTGGTACTGTTGTTTCATATCGCGATATGTCTGGCGGCATCAATAGCTACATTCGAGTTTATCCTGGCGATGCTTCAGATGTCGGCAAAACGATAACGCTCCAAGGCTACGACTCGAACGGACAATGGATTCGCACCCAATCAGGCGGCGCATGGATTGACGGCGAAAAGCTGACGCTCGCTTTGCCGTACGTTCAGTCTTCCAAGAAATTTACCGCACTGACCGGCGTAATCAGGGAGGCAACAAATACCGCATCGCGGTTATACGAGTTCAATCAAACAATTTTTGCTGAGATTGATCTGGCAGTTTACGACCCTGATGAAACTTTGCCGCAATATCGTCGTAGCTTCTGGACTGGTCGGAACAGCGATTCCTGCACTCAGACCGTTACGGTGATTGGCAAGATGCGCCATATCAACGCGACGACCGTCAACGACTACCTCATTCCTCCGTGTCCTGATGCCATCAAGTTGATGGTCATGGCCATTCGTAAGGAGGAGAACGATTTGATTCAGGAAGCAGTGGCCTACGAAGCTAAAGCGGTTCAAGCTGTTCAGGAGCAGACGATGCAGTATCTGGGCGATGCGGTGGCGACGATACGCATGGTCGGTGTAGGATTGAATGGCGGTGGATTCTCGCAATGGTTCTGAACCAAAAGGATAATTTATGGCAATAGGTGTTCCAGCGGCAATTTTGGGTGGAGCGGCAATCTCCGGCCTTGGAAGTTTGTTTGGTGGACTGTTCGGCGGAAAGAAACCGAAGGTTCCTGAGCTGAAGCCGATTGATTTCGCTAAGGAGCAGCAGCAGGCGATTCAGCAGAACATCGCCGCGCTTCAACCTGCAACCGAGCTGGCGCAAAAGACAACTGCCGCTGAACAGTCTCAGCTTGAGGCGCAGCTTCGTCGTGCGATTCCAGGCTATGACCAGCTTGTTCAACAGGCTGGAGCGAACATTGGTGCTGCTTTGCGTGGCGAGATTTCTCCTGAGGTTTCCGCTCAGGTTCAGCGTTCGACCGCTGGACGAGCTTTGTCTGGAGGATTCGGCGCAGGATCTGGATTCGGTCGTGCGCTGACCGCTCGCGATTTGGGTCTGACCGGCATGCAGATTCAGAATCAGGGTCTTGCTCAAGCCCAGAACTTCATCCAGCAGCAGAGGACGTTTGGAATGGTCCAACCGTTCTCGGTGAGCAGCATGTTCATCACGCCAGCGCAGCGCATTGGGGCGATTCAGCAGCAGAACCAACTTCAATACGGTCGTGATTTGACTGCCGCTCAGGTTGCTGCCGCTCCTTCTCCGATGCAGCAGGCGGCTCAGACTGCGTTTACGAACTTTGGTGGTGTTGCCGGTGGCGCGCTGTCGCAGTACGGAATGTATCAGGGGTTGATGGCTGGCCAACGTGGGCCGTCGCCTTCATACAATCCGCAGAACGATCCTGAGATTTACCCCAATCTCTATTCGCCGTCTCCAACGACATCGGATATTACCCCAATTTCCACCAGCTTGTTCCCAGAGTACGGCTCTTCAATCTACGGACGCTAATCTTATGGCCGACCAATCTCTTCAAGCATTTCAGCTAGGCGCATCGCTGTTCGACCGCGCGCAGACGCAGCAGCGGATGATGGAGCAGTTCCAGCAGCAGACTGCGGAATCCGTGCTTCAACGGCAGGGGCTGGAGCTTCAGAACAAGATTCGGGATATCACCCTTGCCGACACCATCGAGGAGCGGCAGGCGCAGGTTGATGAGTTCAAGACGTTCTCGGATCTTAGCAAGCAAGTTGGAGACTATCTCGACAATCCTAGCGCAAAAGCAAAGTTTCCGGTCATTCCTGCTTTCAAGTCCAAGCAGTACCGACTTGAGGCGGACAAGATGCTCAACAATCTTGAGAAGTATTCTGCTCGCGCTGAACTTCTGAAGGCTAGAGATAGGGCGGAAGCTACCTCCAACACGCTGAGAGCATCGACGATAAACAAGGCAATCGATGCCGGTGCATGGATAGGATTCAATCAAGACGGAAGCCCTAACATCGACGTTCAGAAAATGAACGCCTATTATGAAAAATTAGGCTCTTCAAAGATTGGTCAAACCGAAGCTAAAACAGCATCAATTCTTGGCAATCTTGAACTCACTAGGGACAAGCTGACGGCGTTGATTGCTAACAATGCAAGTGATGCTGAGATTGAAAAAGCAAAACTGGAGTATCAAAAGTTAAAAGATGCTGCTCGGCTTGAGCTTGATCGGGATGAATTTGGCCTTAAGAAGGCAACTCAAGAAGCCAAGACAAAACTTGAGGGTGAAAAGTTTGATTTTACCAAGGGACTTCAACTCGACAAACTTGCGCTTGAAAAAATCAGAGTAAGTCAGCTCGGAAAGAGAACTGACGCTTATGTTCAAAAAATTCTCCAACCTGCAAAAGCTGGAGAAATTAAACTTAATGCGGTAGATGATAGGCTTGTCAAAAAAGCCGCTGATGACATCGCCAACAAGCAAGGGATTTCTGACGCAATTGGATATGAGATTGGCGTTCTCGATGATCCGTCAATTGACGAATATGTGAAACGAGCTTCCGCTCAGAACATCCTTAAGATTCTAAACAGCGCAGAAGGCAAGGACGCTGTTGGTGTAGAAGAGTCGAAACGCCTTGGACAGTTCCTAGAGTTTCAGTTGAACCCAGTCAAAGGGTTTGCAACTGGAAGGGTATTTGGAACCGATCTTCCTAGATTTGTTGAACAAATTCAGATCAAGAAAGACGAGCTTGATACTCGTGTCAGCGAGGGAATGAACCGGGTAAACAGTATTTATAGGAAATACGGAAAAGACATTCCCGCCGGAACATCCCAAACGCCTTCAAGAGGCACAATGATTACGGCTCCTGCTCCTCAAGCGATGAGTTCGACGAATACTGCCGTTTCTGTCCCTTCTTTTAGAACGATCCAAGAAGCCAAAGCCGCTGGGGTTCAACCCGGTGCAAGGGTGATTATCAACGGAGTGCAAGGAACCATTAAATAATTTATGGATGAGTACGTTTTGCAGAACGAAGGTCAACCCGATCAAATGCAGGTTGGCCAACCCATTCAGCCAGTTTCTTTAGGATTGCAGGAACAACCGGCGGATCAGGTTTCTACTCAACCTGAAATCACGTTTGTTCCAGACGAGCAGCAGGGAATAAATTCGACTCCAGAGATTTCATTTGTTCCAGACAAGGCTCCAATGGGTTCTATGGAGGCTGTCAACCAAGCCGCCGCTGACGCTCCGTTTGTTGGTCGTGACACTTTTAGGCCGAAGAGCCTTCTTGTTGAGCAAGCTGACCTTAGACTAGGACGCGAAAGTGCAAAGAAGTTTCAGGAGCTGGAAGCTACCGGATTCAATCCCACTGTTCCCATTGAATTTACCCCTCAGGAACAGAAGCTGCTAAACGAGTATCGATTCAATCAAGCTCGACGAGGACTTGGAATGGCTGCTGGCTTGGCTGCTGGAATTGGTCTGTCTCAAATTCCCGGTGGTCAAACAGTTGGTGGAGAAATGCTCGCTGGAGTTGGAAGTGAGCTTCTTCGTCAGACAATAGCTCCAGAGCCGTACGATGTCCAAGAAGCTGCTGCTCAGGGTGTTCCACTTCTTGGCAGTCTTTCAAAGCGTGGAGCTGGAGGGTTTCGTAGTCCTTTGCAGTTTTTGACCACCGCTGAAACTGGAGTTACTCAGCAGTCTTCAAGGTTGAAGCAAATTCTCAAAGAGGGTGCCGCTGGCGGGATGACCGGGGCGGCTCAAGGTTTTGCCTCAACACTTGGAGATGAGTCTGGAAAAACAGAAGAAACGATCAAGCAAGCGGCACTAAGCGGCCTTTTTCTTCCCACGTTTGCGGGAGGTTTGAGGGGTCTTGGCGCGCTCTCTAGAAGTGGGCCAAGCCTGAGAAGGTTCGCTGGAGAACTTCAGCGTCCTTACACGCAGCAGTTTTTAACCGAACGCGCAGACGCAATTCGTCGAGAGCTTGGATCAGGTGGAGGAATTGATCCTGCATTGGCTGGACAGTTGGCCGACACGCTTTACTCACCCGAGCTTTCTGGAACTCGACCTGAAGACATCCGAGCTTGGGGAGAAAACATTCAGACGTTTCTTCAGGATTCAATCAGGAAAGGATCTGCCGCTGGATTGAGTGGAGACGATCTGACCAATCAAATCGTTTCAGAACTCAAGCGTGTTACAGAACGGAAAGACATCGACAATAATCTGATCAGCGGAATCGTGCTGAATGCTCAGCAGATGATTGGGGAGGCGAAGAAAAAAGTGGATTTTGCGTTTGCAGAGAAAAACGCTGAGCTGCTCGGTGCTGCAAGAAGGGCTGAAGGTGAACTTCAGTTGGAGTCCAAGTCTCTCTTTGACGACATCAGGAATCTTGAAATCCAAAAGAAAGACCTCAAAGCATCTGATGACATCACAAGAACCCAAATCGACAACGAGATAGCCGACAAACAGAGGCAGATTCAGGAAATCGAAAGCGGATTTGATCCGAAGTTCGATTACGGAAAGTCTGTAACACAGTATCAAACTGGAAAACAATTTGGAGAATACGCCAACATTCTCCTTCAGGAATTTAAGGACAAGCAAAAGGCTGGATATGCAAAATTAGATCCTAAACTGAACTCAATTTCTGTTTCTGTTCCCAAAAAAGACAAACTTGGTAAAGTTGTAAAAGACGAAAACGGAAACGATGTAATCGAGACTTTTACTCTTAATGATCTTAAAAATCAGAGAACCGAGATTCTCAATCAGATAGATTTCAACAAGAAGGTTCAGCAAGCTGATTACGATACGTTCCAAGAACTTGATCGTGTTCAAGGTTTGATGGAAGAGGCTCTTAACACTGATCCGGGTTTCAAGGCCGCATTCAAAGCTCAAAACGCAGAGTATCGAGAAGGAATAAACAGGTTCAAAGGAAGCATCATCTCAAGTCTGCTGAGGGACGTTGGCGAGGGAGGAGGAAGTCCTGAAGCGGTGTTGAGCCTTCTTGGAACTCGCGGAGGACAAGCGTTAGAGGTTATGAAAAAGGTGGCTGGTTCCGAATGGGAGCCTACGTTCAAACCTCTTCTTCAAGACTTTGTTTACAACAGACTGCGTAAGGTTGGCCAAAAGCCTGAAGAGTTCTTGTCTTTGCTGACGGAAGCAAAAATGGGCAAGGGAAGTCAGCTTACCGGAGAGGTTGCGAATGAGTTTTTTCCGCAGCTTTCTGAAATCCAAGATGTTGCCACTCGTTACAAGGGTTTGGTTGACAGAAAGGCTACTCTAACCACCCAGAAAAACGACCTAGTTTCCAAATCTAAGGAGCTTGAGGCAAGGATTGCAAATGACGACACGGCTGCTCGTGGATTGTTGAAGGAGAATGAAAAGAAGCTCAAATCCGTTAATGAAGAGATTGAACGGCTTGAGAAGCCTCGTCCTGATCTTGGAGTTGAGTTGAAAGAGATGGATGCCAAGACAAAGCAGATAGTGGCCGCTTTGACCGATCTTCAGAGTGCTGTAAACGGGAAATTGCCAATCAAGTTGGATGACGAGCAGATCAGGCTAATCCTATCAAATCCAGACTCGGGAAGGTTGGCCAAGGATCTTCAACTTTACGTTCAGCAAGCATCCAGAGAAGCGACTGACTTCCAGAAGATGGTTTTGGACGCCACAAAGACCGGAAGACTTTCTGCCAAACAAGTTCAACCGGAAGATGTTGTCAGGTTTTTGACAACTGATTACAGCAAGCAACAGCGTTATGTCGTTCAGGAGTTTATGAATGTCATGCGGAACGAAAGGCCAGATCTTGTTGGCGACGTTCAGAATTTGGTCGTTGGGAACCTTTTCAGAGAATCTCTGGATGCCGGTAAGAAGCAGGTGAACATCAACAAAATGCGCGAGCTGATTTCTGGTCAGTACAATCCGCTCATTGTTGAGGCGTTCGGAAAGTCTGGAGTCGATCAGATGAACAAGATTGCTGATCAGCTTTCTGTCATTATCGAGAAGGACAGTCTCGTTAAGAGCAAGCTCATCCCCGCTGTGACATCTGCTGTTGCATCAACTCTTGGGGCAAACATGTACGGCAGGATGGCGTTGTCTAACCTTGCTGCGGTAACAGGAGCTGCTGCCGTTGGAAGGATTCTTAGAAACCCTGATTACCTTGCCACGGTTGCAAAACCAATCGATCAGGTTGCGAAGGTTCAAATGGATGCGTTCAACCGTCGCTGGCCTAAGATTCTTACGCTTGAAGCTGATCGTTTGAAAATGAGAAACGATGAGCGCGAGGAGGCTGAACGTCCCCAGATTCCCCCAGCTTCAGTTCGACGCTTCTAATGAAAACCTCCCTCTCCAAGAAAGGTAACACCTATCAAGGCAAGAAGGTGACGCTCAACAAGCCGTTCTACACGCCGGGAGAGCGGAAGAAGAGTGCTGTCTACGTTAAGAACGACAGCGGCAACGTCATCAAAGTTCGATTTGGCGACGCGAACATGACGATCAAGAAGTCGAATCCTGAGCGTCGTAAGAACTTCCGTGCGCGGCATAACTGTGCGACAGCGACGGATAAGACGACGCCTCGGCACTGGTCATGCCGAGCTTGGTAGCTAACGCCTAGGTCGTCCGCCCCACGGCTTCTTCGACGCCGCCTTATCGACTACGAATACTTCAGGCGGTGCGTAGTCCCAGGATATAGTTCCTACACCTCGCTGGATGACAATGGAGCCGGTTTTGTTTCCGTTCTTGTCCTTCAGTCCTGACCTATCTCCTCGCTTCGCCATTCCCAGCATGAAGCGTCGCGGCTGATTGAATCCGACCTCCTTCAGCACAATTACTTCTCTCGCCCAATTCGTCAGGTCAGACGAGCCAAATCCTGAGTAGGCCATGTCTGCCACGCTCTCCGGTTTGTCGTCCTTCCCCTTCGGCTTTGGGAAGTGATGAACCAGCACGATGACGACTCCTGTCTCCATCATAATCGGCTGGAGCAGATGCCGCGTGAAGTTCGCGCAGACCTCGATGTCCGATGGATTGCCACCAATGTAAGAGAGCAGAGGGTCGATGTAGACAATGTCTACTTTCGTCTTTCGGATGAGACGACGCAGCATGGTCGTGAAATCTACGCCGGTACGAACAGCCTCGCGAAAGAAGAGCATGTCCGCACGGCGCAATCCATTCTGCCAATCGCTTCCGAAGACCATCTGCGCGGCTCCCTTAAGTGCATCATGCTGATCGGCAATGTCGTTCTCAGCTTGGACGTAGGCCACCTTGAGCGGTCGTACCGGCTGACAACCGAACCAATCTGAACCAATGGCCCACCTCAGTCCCTGATAGAACGCCATCGAGCTTTTGCCGCATCCGCTCTGACCGACAAAGAGAACCGATGAACCGCGTCGAATCCATCTGTCGCCAATGAGATTGTCAGGGTCATTCTCAGGATCGTAATCGATGATGCTCTGGAGCGTGAACTCCTGAGGCATGTCCTGGGACTCCAGATAGTCCGTGAACGCATCCCAGTTCACGACACCTACATTGATGGCCAACAGCTTCTGCTCCTTGCCATCGCGCATCACACCGGCTAACCGGCTGAACCTGCTCGCGTTCTTGTTCTTCGGATCGATGCCGAGGGCTTCCAGATGGCGATAAACAACGTCGCGACGCTCGCCCCATTCCTCTTTGTTCGCCGCTTCGACTCTGACCCAGCCGTGCAGGCTCTTGCCGCCTGAATCAATGACGACCGATAGCGGCAGCTTCGAATCCTTAAGAATCGTCCATTGCTCGTCCTTCGTCTTCTCGTCCATCTCGACCAGCACATGGCGGAATGCTGACACGCCAGAATCCGATCCGGTTTCGTCGAGACACGGGTTGACCCGTACATACGCGCCACGGCTGTCAGGACCGTTCCACATGGAACTTATGGGCGGCGTGAAATGCTTCTCAATCCATTCGTCGCGCTTGAGGAACGTACCCTTGGACGCTGGCCTACCTTTACCTTCCTCGTCGCAGATGATGTCGTTGCAGATGCAGACAACTTCATCCTGCTCGAAGCAGGCTTTGAGGAAGTCGATAGTTGTAAATCGGGATTCCGGTTGCGGAATTGCTTGGATCTTCTGGACGACGAACTTGCCGGTCGTTGATACGGGCGTTCCGCTCTGTGCGGAAAGAAGCCATCCCTTCGGCTTGTCGTGCGCCACGTTCATCGCTTGATTCACCTTGTGGGACAATTCGTTGGTCTTCCACGGTGGAACGCACTTCGCGTTGTACTCGCTCAGCAGCATCTCTGCATCCGAGCGTGAAAGCTCGAAGCCGTGAACGAGAGCGGTGGCTACTGCGAAGGTTGCGTTATGACCGCCCTGGCCGCTGACGGCACCGGGGGTGTTGCGAAGCCATGCTCTTGCACGGTCGATATTTGAATTGCTCATTCGATTCCAAGTTGTTTTCTCGCGAGTTCTCCAGACTTGCCAAGGTCAGTCTTGGCTATCTCCTGAAGAACAGAATTCGATTTCTCTAGCTTCTGAAAAAGGAGAGCAAGCTCTTTGGGAGTCATCAGGTACTTGCTCCATTGTTGAATGGGTATGGAGCGAGACTTGAACTTCGCAAAGAGCTGCTCTTGTGCGGCGATGTAATGTTTAGGGCTTCGCATCTAGCAGTACGAACTTGGCATTGAATTCAGCCTTAGTTCGAACGTAGAGCTTTCGTTTGCCTTCCCGCATGTAGGCCACTCCTTGCCACTTGGTTTCTCCGATCCGTATCTCTACGTCGTCGGAGAGGAGTTCAACCTGCACCGAGCTGTTTCCTAAGTTCTTGTATTTCATCTTCGGAAGCGTCGTCAAGATGACCAGAACCGCTCGCATGCCAGACACCGTCTGGGTTTCGCTGAGGCTTCGGCTTGCTCATCCATCCACGGAGGATGGCATACTCAACAAG